AACCCGTGATGACCTGATCGATCGGTTTGGCGCAACGGATATCCAAAACCTTGAACGCATGGCTACTGCTGACAAACAACCCAATCCTGATGTGTCGGCGCGTGCGGTGAGTGATGCGGTCGAGGAGGCGGATAGCTATATCGGTGTGCGGTACAAACTGCCGATTGCTGAAACGCCGGATGCGCTCAAGCGAGCAGTGTGCGACATCGCTCGCTATCGTCTGTACAAGGACAAACCAACCGAGGAAGTGCGCAAACGCTACGAAGATGCTGTTTCGTGGCTCAAGCGTGTGGCCGATGGCAAGGTGGTGTTAAAGCTGCCTGTCGATGATACGGGGCTGTCATCTGATGCAGATCAGAGTGGCAGTCGTGTTGCGGTCGGTGTCAGTCATTACGGTGGTGTATTCGGCAAGGCCACTACCGACAAAATGCCGACTCTGTGAGGTGATCTATGGTGTGGACAAGGGTAAGAGTTGACGAGGGCGGGCTCAGGGCTCGCCTATCTAATCTGCTGCTCTCAGATGTTGAGCGCATTAAGATGCTCGACCAAGTTGGCGAAGCGTCGGTGCGTGAGGTTAAACAGCACTTTATCAACCAAAAGTCACCCGAGGGTGTGCCGTGGAAACCATCTAAACGCGCCCTTGCTGACCCATCGCGGCCTACGCTGCTGCACACGCTCAAGCTGCTCAACAGCATCACATACGTTAACTTTGGCGGACAGGTAGAGATTGGCACACCGGATATCCGAGCGGGTACGCTGAACTTTGGCGCACGGCGCGGCCAGTATGGTGCGATGCGCAATGGTACGCCTATTCCGTTTGGCAACATTCCGGCGCGTAAGTTTATCGGCGTGTCCCCGAAAAATGTCGCACAAGTGCGCGATATTGTTAATGGCTTTTTGCGGAGTCGATTGCGATGAATTATCTAGCGATTGGCGAGCAGATTGTGGCGCGGTTGAAGGATCAAGTGCCGGAGTTGTTGGCAGTCTACACACCGTCTGAGATTGGCGATGCCGAGGAATCCAGCCAGATCACGCCATGCTGCCATGTGGTCTACGGTGGCGATCAGGTGGCGGATAGTGCCGGACGTGGCGCGGCAAGCATGATCACTCAAGAGTGGTTTGTGATTCTTGCGGTGTCACATGCCAGTTCGCAGCTCAACGACACGACCGACCTGCAAAAAGAAGCGGGTCTGATCATCCCTAAAATCCTGAAGGCATTGCAAGGCTGGCAACCCGCCGCGTCTACCGTGCCACTGGTGCGAGTCAATGCGTCCCCGCCAGTCTATCAATCCACTTGTGCTTATTATCCGTTTGCCTTCACCGGCAAGCTGATCAATTCCTAATCTTTTTTGAGGATACACCATGAAGCTGTTTAGCTTTCAAGGCAAGGTCAGTCTTGCCAAAATTGACAATGCGACTGGCGCGGTCGGCGCTTATCGCATGATCGGCAACGTGCCGGAATTCACGATTGAAATGGACTCTGACCAAGTTGACCATTTTGAGTCGATGTCAGGCGCACGGACGAAAGACGCGGTGCTGGTGCGTGCTAAGTCAATGACGCTGGCAGGTCAGATCGAAGAAGCATCGAGCGAAAATCTGGCATGGGCAACCAATGGCCGGATTAAGCAGATCACAGGCGGTGCCAAGACTGGCGACACGTCACCGACTGGCATGGTCGCTGGTAGTGTCTGGGCTTTGAAAGGTCAGAAGATCACCGGCCTGACTATCACCGACAGCGCAACCACACCAAACACGGTAGACCCAGAGGATTACTCTGTGAATGCTGACTTTGGCACAGTGACCATGCATACGTTGGTCGGCTACACCCTACCATTGGTTGCGGCCTACACAGACGGAAATACCACTGCCGTGACCTTCATGACCGACGATACACAATTGTATGCGCTGCGGTTCGAAGGCATCAACACAGTGGATGGCAAAAAGGTGCTGGTCGAACTGTACCGCACCCAGAAAGACCCGACCGGCTCAATCCCGCTGATCAATGAAGAATTTGGTCAGTTGAGCATTGCTGGTGAAGCATTGGCCGACTCAACCAAAACCGTAGACGGCAACTTCGGTCTATTCGGTCGCATGGTTTACCTGTAATCACGCAATACAAAGCCGCTCCGATTGGGGCGGTTTTTTATTGCCTGAATTTAACGCTTAGCCCTGCTGACTTCTCACCTTGTCGGCGGGGCTTTTTTATTTCCAAAGGTGAGGAATCATAAGGTGAGAGCTATGACCGCTTTGATGAGTATTGATCTTGCGATTGGCTGCCCTGAATGTCCGCACAAAGAAGCAAAGCGGACGCGTGAGCAGCGAAAGGAGCGGCGACAAATGCCACTACCCGACCACTGTATGCACTCCTGCCAAGCGCAATCCAACAGCCGAAACATCAGCCAAGAATCTGAGGTCTGACATGCACCCCATCGACCAAATGCAAAACCCCGCAACCGAGATCGAGATTCGCGGACACAGGATTGAAATCTACGAGCTGACCATGGCTGGACTACCGGCATTCAGTCGCGCTGTCGAGTCGTTTATGGACGCATTCGACGAGGTGGCAGATTTACCCGCAGCACGGGCTGACGAAGCCATGCAGCGCAATACAGCGTTATTCCGGCTGATTGGTAAGCACACCGAGGACATGATTGCGGCGGCTGAGGTGGTGACCAATGCAAATGGTGATTTTTACCGCAAGTTACAGCCCGATGAGTTTTTCCAAGTCGCTTCGATCATCGTGGAGCGTAACGCCGCTTTTTTCGTCCGAAGGCTCGCGCCAAGCCTAATCAAATTCGCGGCGCATATCAGCCTGACTGGTTCGATGTTATCCAGCCACTTACACGGCACGGGCACGGCACAACCGAAATCCTAGCAATGCCCTACAGCACTTTTGTCGGGCTGATCAAGGCGCATACCAGAGCGCAGCGCACCGAGTACCGCCATTTGTTTTTGGTCATGCGACAAGCGCAACACGCCGACAAGAAGGGCGCTGAAAAGTTAATGAAGGGTCTGTCCGATGAGTGATTTAAAGTTCAGCATCATTTTTAATGCGGTGACCGATGCGTATAACCAAGCGATCAGTCAGGTTCAAGACGGCATCAAAGAGCTAATCAACACCGCCAGTCAATTCGAGGTGCTGAATAAGCAGCTTGAGTTTGCATTCAGTGGCATGCAGGGCGCAGGCGATGCGATGGAGTTCGCGCGTGATACCGCCAATCGCTTGGGACTGGATCTGCTATCCACTGCGCAGGCGTATGCAAAGCTGGCGGCATCGACCAAAGGCACTACTCTAGAAGGCGAAGCAACCAAGACAGTGTTCTTGGGTGTTGCCAGTGCTGCTGCGACTATGGGTCTGAGTGCTGAGGAAGTTGGCGGCACTATTTTTGCACTGTCGCAGATTGCGTCAAAAGGCGTGGTCAGCATGGAAGAATTGCGTCAGCAGCTTGGCGAACGCTTGCCAGGGGTGATGAAAATCTCTGCTGATGCAATGGGGCTGACCGTGGCCGAACTAAATAAACTTGTTGAAAGCGGTAATTTGACATCAGAGGAGTTTTTGAAGCCCTTTGGTGAGGAGATGCTAAAAGTATTCGGTCCTGCTGCCGCATCCAATCTCGAAACTATCAATGGCAAAATGAATGCCTTGAATAACGAATTATTGGACTTGCGCAAGGCGATTGTCGATGCTGGTGCTGGTGATGCGTTTAAGGCTGTGTTTGATGCGCTGACCGATGGTGCAAAAGAGTTTAGAGCGGAGCTTGGCAATCTTGACCCCAAAACCGTCGATATGATCAAGCTGGCATTTGAGCAGCTTTGGGGTATTGCGGGTGAGATCATCAGTGGGCTGGGTGATGGACTGAGCGGCATTGGTGACACGCTCAACGCTGTTGGCCTTTTTGTTGGCGCGCTTGGTGAGCAGTTTCTAGGACTTGAACAGGCACAAGAGCCGCTATCAGGCATTGAGATTGTTCTAGGCTCGCTCGGCGTTGCGCTTGGCTATGTATCGGACGGCATCTATGGTATTCGCCTTGCACTGACCATTATCAACGCTGTGGCTCAAGATACGTTCGCAGCAATCGCCGAAACGCTGTCAAAAGTAACCTTTGGCGAATTGAGCGAGAAATTCAAACGGGTAAGTGTTGAGCTTGGCGAAGCGGCGCGGCAATCATACGCCCAAGCTGATGAGCTGGCACAAGGCTTTAATTCAAAAGCCGAAGCTGCAATGGTTCGCATGGGTCAGACTACCAAGGAGACCTACCAAAAAGCCGCTGACGATGCACTTGCTGAGATTGAGCGCATTAAAGATGCACAGACTGTAAGCAGTAAAAGCCAAGAAGATGACATCCACAAGATCAAGGCCGCATTTCTTGACTATGCGACTAATGCAGCGGCTGCAAACGATGGCGTAATATCGTCAACTGTTGAACAACAGGCAGCAATGAATGGCCTTGCAGTCAGTACCACCAGAGACGGCAAAATCATTGTGCAAACACTCAAAGAGATTGAGATTGCAGCGGCCTTGGCGGGTGATGGCACTGAGGTCGGCATCGAGCGGATCAAAACCAGCTTTGGTGAGATCAAGGTTGCGGCACAGACCGATACTGCGGCGGTCAGAAAGTCTTTTGATGAACTGGCGAAAGAAGCAGGTATCAGTGGCATTGCGGCAGCAAAGAGTGTTGATGATCTGGCGTTAATCCTGTCCGAAGCTGCGGCAGGTAGTGAGACTGCCGCCAATCAGATCGGCAAGGCACTGCCCGAAGCCATCAAAAAGCTGAACGCATCCGAAGCGGCGGAATTTAGTGCCAAGTTCATCACAGCAATGGAAGCCGCTGGTGTGTCGTCTGACTTTTTGAGAGACCGCACATTAGAACTGACAGCACAGAGCGCCCAAGCGATTGGTGTTGATCTGGCAGCAGCATTCAAGGGTTTGTCTGGTGAGTACAAGTCAAACCTTGCTGCCGTACAGGGCCTTCAGGATTCGTTCGGCGCTTT